GTTGTCCCGATTAGAAATCTTTCGTTTACATTCATTTATTTATTATTAAAATCTCTCTTAAAATAATTTTCAATTTATTATAATCAATTTTATAATATATATATATATATCAACAATAATGAGTGAAAATAAAACTAATATGGATGATATTTTTATAAAAACGACAAATATAAACTCTATTAAAAGCTGTGAAGGTAAATACGAAAATAACTTCGACGTATGGTCAAGAAAGACAAAACCAGGAGATTTTAGGTTTATTATTTTATCACTTGGCATTACGGGATCCGGAAAAAGTAGCGCCATACAAAAAGCAAAAGAATTGGCTTCTCTTATAAATCCTACCGCATCTAGAAATCAATGGGTAACAGAAGAAATATCACATGACAATATAGTTACAAATAATACAAATTATAAAAAATGTTTTGATAATTTAAATTTAGACATTGAAAATATTATCAGTAAATTGGAAAATAATACCATCTCTGATGACCCAGAATTATTAGATATTCATAAAAAATTAGAACAATGTTACTTTAAATATAGAATGAATAAAGATAATGTAGAATCCAGCGCTACTAGACGTGAATATGGGTTTTCTGGTAGATCAAAACGAGTTATTATGAGTAAACCTAAAGAAAAATTTACGAGAAATGATACGGATGATACTAGAAGACAAAAGTGGAAAACAAGTAATATTGCGCAAGCATTACAAGAACATGAATTTGAAGAATTTGTGAGACCCAGAGCGGCGCACCATAAATATCCCGAAACAGTTTTTAATTCGGATATAACTGTTTATAGACGTATTACAGAAGCGATTAATACTAAAAAAAATATTATTTATGAGGCTACTGGAAAAAAATATGAAACAATTAAAAAAATAATTGAATTGGCAGCAAGAAATTGTAAAGTAAAAAAAGAAGATTCTAAACATGCCAAATATATCATAATAACAACTTTGAATATTATAGAACCTGTAAAAGCATCCGAAAGGATAAAAGAAAGATTTTTACAAGACTTAAAAAATTATAATATTAACAAAGAAAACAATCCCGCACCGCGATTACCAACATTTAACATTGAAAAATTAGCAGATAGTAATGAAATTATATATTCAAATGTTGAAAGATTAATTCAGCATTGTAAATGTGTATATAACTCGGATACGGGTATATATATTTGGAATGATAACGAAAACAAATTCTGCGAAGGAGTTGGTATAGATTATCTTTTGTTTTTTAATCAAAACGAAGGTGATTTTAGAAAAAAAAATACATACGCGTCCGTTGTAGTACCTTTAAGCGAGCGTTCAAAAAATTTAACAAAACTTACAAGTAATAAAAATATTGAGTTTAATAAAAACGACAAAAACAAACTTACATTATTAATGAATAAAAATATTTGTTTAAATAACGAAACAAATAAAAAACAAAAATTCGATACAGATGAGAGAAAAACAAATGATGTTTCTAATCCAGATAAAATCACACAGACATTTGGAAGTGCTAATTTGGCGTACGCTGAAAAAATGAAAAAACTAAAAAATATGAGAAGACGTGGGACTACGACAACAGAGTTAACTATTGGAGATATTACACGTCAAATAAAAAATAAAACCATAAAAAGAGGAGGGAAACAAAAAATTAAAAAACGAAAAACACATAAAAAACGAAAAACACATAAAAAACGAAAATCTCAGCGGAAACGAAAAACTCACAAAAAATTGAAGTAAAGTATTTAAATTTAATATAATTAAATCTTACTTAACATGTCATTTGAACCACACTATGTCAACACATTTATTATTTATTGTTTATTTGCATATATATTTTGTTTCACTATAAACTCCATAATTACATCTCCTCACCTTTCAAACATCATTTATAAAGGTTTGTTGTTTATACTTGGATTTGTTTTTGGATATGTTCTTTTCATAGCATCACATGGTTTTATTTATAATGTGATCAAAATATTGACATTAACAGAAATCAGAATAGATTTACTTGCTTATATAATTACAATGACAGGGTTTTATTTATTGTATAAAAAAATAAACAAAAAATAAACATGAGTTTTAAACAAACATGAGTTTTAAATAAAAAATTGAAAATTAATTTTATTGATTTTTTTAAATCAAAATGTTTATATATATTTTATATGGATTTGGTATTTTATATATGATATATTGTATTGTTTTTTGTGGTTATTTATTTTATACGATTTTCGATGAACATAGAACAGAAAAAAGAATGAAAATCAAAAAAGAGTATGATAGAATACGAGAAGACCCGCCTTCTTGTAATATACAAATCAGAACTTTGGGAAATTATGGTTCTAAATTAGAAACTATTTTAGAAGATGATTTATCATTTTAGTATTAAATAAAAAAATTATATTTTTTTTTGTGAAATGTTTTAATAGCATCTTTTTCTTTTTGTGTAAATTTAAAATAATCGGCGATTGTATCATCATTGATAATTTTTGGAAAATTTTCTATTTTTGTTATGTCCGGTATTAGATCAAAAACATATTTTTCAAGATATTTCATTCTATATCTTGTTCCTTCAAATAAATATAATGCCGTTTTAGTAGAAAAAAATTGTTGTAATTTTATCATGTCTATTTTCTCTCTTCCATAAATAACATAATTATCTCTATTTGAAATGCCGTATTCACCAAATTCATCATAAAAAGGAAATCCATACATTTTATGCGCCATTACTATTTTTGGTATTTTGTCATAACGACAAGGTATATTGGAAAAATTAATATCTAAAAAAGGAGATAATTTATTTAGTTTACAGGTTTTTATATTTTTGTATGGGAAATTTTTTTTATTAATGGGAGAGAATAAAACCTTTTTTGAGGGCATATTTGTTTTTTTAACTTTTAATTTTGTATTTGGTGTAATAAAATGACTTATTTTTTTAAACAAACTAGATGCAAATAATGGTATAGAAGCCAATAAATTATAACTTATATATTTTTGCGTTATTTTATCGTATAAATATATGTTTTTATCATTGTTTACTTGCTTTTTTAATAAAAAATAACATGTTGGCGTTTGAGCCTGTCCGTGAAAAGCGGTGTTTGTTTCGGTGTTTGTCATCGTGTTAAGTTTTTCTATTTTGTATTTTAGAATTTTTGAATACATGAAATGATCATGCTTCATCCAAATGGATGGGGTGATAAATACTAAAAAACCGTTTTCCTTTAAAAAGTCTATTGCGTGTAAAGTAAAATGCCCCCAAATCATTTTTCCATCTGTTTTCTTTGATATATTTTTTTGTGTTGGAACTTTGACGATTCCATTTACATTAAAAGGTGGATTTCCCATAATAATATCATATTTTTGATTTGTTATATTTAAAAAATCGTCATTTATTATATTTGCTTTCTCTCCAAATAGTTCAAATAATTCATCAATATGTTCTTTATTTATTTCAATCATATAAATCATGTTTTCAATAATATGATTATGTCTTTTCAAGGAATTTGGAATTGTTTTTTGGAGAGATTTAAATAATTTAAAATAAAGAACAATAGGAAAATATCCTTTTCCACAGCAAGGGTCTAACCATTTTTTATTTTTATCGGCGAATACATTTTTGGGAAGCATATCCAATATTTTATTTATTAAAATAAAATCGGTATTAACTTCTCCATAAGTGTGCTTATTGAAATTGGATATATTAAATATTTGTTGTATATCTTCTATTTTTTTATTATAAATAGACATATATCTATGTATAATAAATTTATATGACAATTAAAACTAAATTTATATGATTTTTAAAAAGATAAAATTATATGTGCTAATATTATATGCCAAAAACATTACCAGGACATTTTAGTAGAAGTAAAAAATCAACAACGATGCGTAGAAAAACCAATGTTAGAAATACTATAAAAAAAAGACCATCTATGTCTAAAAAACAAATACAAAGAAAAATTAAAGATACGATTTCTGATATAGAGCTTTCAAAGAAAATTTCACAGCAAATTAAATTAGATTCTAATAAGGTAGTTACACCAGGAATAAGCCATATTAATAAATTCTTAAATAAAGCACGTAAAAAAATGCGAAAAAAAAAATATAGTGAAGCTTTTCTATATACTTTGGCAGCTTCTGCTGTTGCTGCGGCACAAGGTCCTTTACACGAAAACGTAGTGTTAGATAGCGGGACTCTAGGTAGTTCGATGGGATTTATGTCAAATCCTGATACACTAGTTAAATGGCATAGCAAATATGCTTATCCGTTATCAAAAATAAATGTAAAATTTACTAGAAAACAACGACGTCGTCGTGAAAGATTAACCCGGAAAAACAAAATATAATTATTTATTTTTCATATTTTTCTATAATTTTTTTAACTATTGCTTTATACCACGGTCTAAATCGGTATAAATTGGATTTTAATTTATCATATGATAACCACATTAATTTATCTTTTTCAAATAATCCATTGTGTAAATAAATCAAGTGCGGATGATATTTTTTAATTTGTTTGTAATAGTTTCGAAAGTGTTTTGGCAGAGTTTCATCATAATGTATTTTAACGATATATGTTGTGTATCCTTTATGCGAGATACGGTGTTGTTTATGATACTTTATTAAATTTTTAATGCTATTTTTATCTCCTAAAAAACCAGCAGATTCTTCCCATCCTTCTCTGATGGCGGTTTGAAGCGATGTTTCATTTTTCTCTTTACCACCTCCAAAATCGCTCCATTTTCCGGGATCATCATCTCCGTCAATTGTTTCTCTGGAAAATAAAAAATATCTTTTTTTATTTTTCCACGCCATTGGTAATATTCCACCTCCCATTATATATTAATTAAATATTAGATTTAATATATTTAAGTTTGTAGAGTTACTTAACATTATATAATTTTTTTTCATAAAATGGTATAAAATTCGGATTATCTAAAATGGTTTCGGAAGATATTTCATCCCACGACAGTTAAAACAGTATTTTTTTTTATAATTAAATTAACATTTGCGGGAATATTTAAATTACCTTTCACGGTAATATTATTACACAGCTCAACTATTCCACCTTGCGGTCCTTCGGATGCTTCATCTAATTTTTTTTTCAACATATCACCTGACGAAATAACTGATTCATTACCACAAGTAAAGGTATAACAGTCCTCGTCGTCGGAACTTGAATCAGAACAACTCGTATAAATAACAGCCCCATCACCACAAGTAAAGGTACAACAGTCGTCGTCATCTGTGTCGTATTCGGCTGAAATAAAACATTTTTTTCTTTTTTTTGTTGGTTTTGTTTCTGTAAAAACAACTTTATTTTTTGGATGATAAGAAACTAAGTAATTTTGTTTCGTATTATTTCCCCATGACAAATTAATGTTATTTCCTCCTTGACAATATTTATAAATACCATTGATATCTTGTTCTCCTAAAATTGTAGTTGCGTTCCATAAATGTTTTTCTTTTACTGTTTCACTAATTACATTATATCCACCTTCGGGGCATATATCCATATATAATCCTTTCGGGTCTATTGTAATATCCAAACAGTTATTTGTTTGTTTAGCCATGTGAAATGATTTTTTCGGTTTAGTATAAGGTAATAATTCTTGAACATAATGAGAAAAAAGATTTGTGTTTGTATCAACCTTGACCGCTGTTGCCATTTTACTACGAGAGCAGTTAAGAAGTCCTTTTTTTAACACATTTGATTTTGGTATATAACAAGATTTTTTCTCGGTGTTCCTACACAACCCGTCTTTGCATAAAGACTGACCTCGTGCTAAAAGTTGTTTTAATTCATTACTATTAACACTTTTCAATTCTCCATTTTTTGTATATCTGATTGTGTTATTATAATTATTATGCCTATTTGTACTATTGGTAAATGAATGACTTGTGTCAGTAAAAATATTTTTTGCTTTTAAATCTTTTATTCTATCACTTGATGATTTATTTGGAGCCCTTGTTGAGAAAAGTCGCATTGATTATTATATATTAAATAAGATAATATTTAATAATCATACAAACAAACCATATTTAACGCGAAAGAACAATCCATTTTATTTAAATTAACTATGCGTCCAAAAGAATCTAAAATTTGAAATCGTATTTTATTTATATCCACAGGTCCAAAATAGGATCTTTTTTTTGTCGATGTATTTTCCCAACTATTATTTGTAACTAAAGAAAATCCGGAATCTAAATATTTATTAGGGTCCAAAGTTATTCTAGCCAAAATATTCGCACTTCCGAGAGATGCAGCGTATGTAGGTACAATAAAATTATTTGTATTTTTATTGAAATCTTCGACAATTATATAGAAATATCTATTTGTCCAACCATTATAAACTCCTTCGGATATATAACCGTAGCCAGCAGCGTCCATGAAAATATTACCATCTATATCGCCTATATTAGCGTATCCACTATCAATTGTGTATTCTGCCATTCTATATCCTAATATCCATCCAATTTTTCCCATGATACCACCTGGGGCCGATATATCTATTTCAGGCAAATCTTCAGGAAGATTTTTTTTTGTTGAAACAGATTTTCCACGAAGTCTATTAAAAGCTAATTTTATTTCTACTTTATGTTCTAAATTTTTATCTTGAAAAAACACACTTTTTAAAGATTGCGAATCTATTAAAAAACTGATATTACATTTTTCAGGAAGAGCATATTTTAATTGTTTATTAATTTGTTTTTCCATACCAGATCTATTATAGCTACCTTCTGAAATAGCAATAAAATACCATTTTTTATTTAAACCCAACCAAAAATAATCGTTTCCTAAATTTCTTGATATTTGATAATATGAATTTGGTATTTCTAATCCGCATAATTCCATCGAAACAACATTTTTTACGACAGTAGGCATTGTATAATCAAAATCACTGGCATTTGTATTGTAATAATTATCTCTAAATTGAGAATCAATACTTACCATTTTATTGATTGTCGAGCGTTCTAAATTGTCTTCTGTATTGGTTTTTCTAGAAATTGGATTTAAAAGATTGGCTGCTTTGTGATTTCTTTTAATAACATCGTGATTATTAACTATATTATTTTTTGCTATTTTAAGTAATGTATTTTTTACCTGGTCTAAAAAATTCATGATATCTTTTTTCTTTTTATTTTTAACAACTGGATCTTCCAATAGCCTCTCGCGAAGTGTATCCTCATTTTGGACAACATCTTCTAATGTAAATGAATCCTTTAGATTCAACATATCCATTAGTTCTTTAATAGTATATTTATTTATATTTAGTTCAAACAAATCTGTCATTGATTATATATATATATATAATAAGTTTTATAATTTATATTTAAGTTTTTATTAATTCTTTCCCTTTCTCGAAACACCAAAATTGTATAGCGAAACAAGGAAATAATTTAATGTATGTTGGTATTAAACCCTTATACAATGATTTTGGTCCATTGATTTGTTTCATTTTGGTGAAGCAATCAATAATACCTTTATATTTTGGCACATTTTCATTAAAACCTTGCATTTGAAGACGTTTTCTAATTAAGTCCGAGGGATAGGTGATTGTGACAGCTGTTACAGAGCTAAGTCCACCGCATAAAAGCTTGTTAATATTTGACTCTGTTTGTAAGTGTTTTTTTGAAATATTTTTATAAAAATTAAAAAAACCGAAATTCAAAGCATTAAACGAACCATAGCCTATTAAACTCATTGTTAAGCCACCGTATAGTTGTCTGAAAGGCATTTTTTTTAAAGCATCGTATATTGAAGTATAATGAGAATGATTCATTTGTAGAGATAATCTTGTTCTTACTGTTTCTAACGGATATACGCATGTTTTTGAAACTATTCCAGCGGCACCCCCGGCTATGAAATGTTTAAATGTTTCATTTTCAATGCCGGAAAAGTTGTTTTTTTTAAAATATTCAAAACATGCGAAATTAATGGATATTTGCGGAAAGGCGCGGATACAATTTACACCATTTCCTTTCCACAGATATTTGATACCTTCTTTTTTGAAAACATTTTTCATGGTTGATTCTTTCATGTATCGGTTTTGAGATTGAACTTTATATAATTCTAGAGGCGCGGTCATAGTAATGGCAATATTGGATGAAATGCCACCTATAAGTAAATTTTCCATGTACATATATCTGTATTTGTATCTTTAGATTAATTAAAAATAATTCTATATTTTTTTTACAATATTGTAAAAAAAATATAATATTAATAATTAATATATGTTTAAAGAAAAATCTTATCGAACACTAAAAAAACTTGAGACAATTAAAGAAGAAAATATTGATAATTTTAGACTTTGTTTCACAGGAAATTTACGAGATGAAAACGGATTGTCTTCCTATGCCGGAGCAATTTTTATATTGGAGAACGGTATTCACAGAGAATTCCAAGCGTTTTATGACACTCTTGATAATACAATACCTACACAAGCAGAATATTATAGTTTGTTACATGGATTAAAACTAGCTTGTTCATTAAATATTCGTAATTTAAATATTTTCAGTCATCACGATATTATTCAACATTTTTTTAGCGACGAAGAAAAAAATATAAAGAATGGTATTTTGGCGTCTTTATATTTCGAAATAAGAGAGATTTTAGAAAAATTCGATGTAATTAAATTCAATTATATTAGTAAGGAAAAAAATAGAAGAGCCGTTAAATTAGATAACAGCGCTTTTAAAAATAAACAACAATATCAATAATATTACTCGCAAATTAAACATAATTAATTAAATGGGAAAGGTTTTTTTTGACAGCGCGAATAAGAATTTATACTTGGTATGTTTAGAGATCATTGTCGATTATTAGTTGCCGGTGAGGTCTATTAATGGCGGTGGTTTTATACATACGCCTGTATCCATATTACACATCGTGTTTTCGTTATTTTCTATACTAGCGCTGAATGCTTTTTGTCTACAGTATTCGTTGGGATTTAAGCGAAAATTACAAGGTGCGTCTCCGCCTTTTTTCATTTTCCCGCGAGTTTTTCTTTTCCCGCGAGTTTTCATTTTCCCGCGAGTTTTTCTTTTCCCGCGAGTTTTTCTTTTTTTCCCCTTTTTTGACTTTTTGCGTTTACCACCACGCGATACACTATCCATATAGAAATCAACGGGGTTGTATTTGACCTCATGTTTATCCCCGAAAAGTGAGAGATTTTTAATATTTGTTTCTAGAGTTTTATCTTTGTAATCTTTCCACATTTCATTGGATTTTAAAGGAGATTTGTTACCGATATTAATCTGTCTCTTTGGGTGCTTATCTGTACGGATATCGCTGTGTTTAATAGTATCGTTTGCGGTATTCTCTAAAATTTGAGAACGTTTTTTTTTTAATAATAGTTTTGCTATTTTACTATATTCTCCACCTTTTTTCTTTTTGCGGCGTGTTGTTCTATTTCTTTTACGCATTTTTTTGTTTTTTGTTTTTCCTAAAACCATTTATATAAGTAAATATTAAAAATAAGGAGGACCATTTAAATATTTTTTATAATCGCTTTCATATTTTTTTCCGTTTAACCATTTATCAGTTGTGTTTTCTTGGTTTGGATATTTTGAGTCTGTATTAGTTTGTTTTTGGAGTTCTTTGATTCTTGGATGTATTTCTGGTTCCTCATCCATTAACATAATAGCCATTGCTGAATAATTATGTAAGTCGATTAATGTATCACGAAGACTTTCGTTATCTACAAATTTAATTTCATTTTTTGTAACAGACGATAATCTGTTAATTTTATCACCCATTCTTATAATAACCCCAATAGGACCGTGTGTTGCGAAAGAATCTCCGTAGTCTTTGTTTTTTTTTTTAAATAATTCCAGTCCTTCTTTTTGAACAGCTTCAAATTGTTTACCGCGAATATTTTCCATCAATATATATTTTATTATATTTTATAATAAGATATATAACTAATTATGGCAACACCGACAAGATGTTGGAACACACTGAGAATTATTACCACACGCACCGGTGATTATCCTGCTTCCACTATTCCATTTATGAGCATCATCGATCGTTAAGCGGCAATTTTCTGTGATCTGGGGTATACGAGTAGAACAACATTTATTAGAATAACAATTCGAAAAAGAAATATTGGATACAGTGTTTCCATATCTTCCCAAAGGAAAAAATTGTTTTGTTTTTGTTGTGGGTGCTAATTTACATGAAACACTGGTATTTGTTCTATTTCTGGGTTGATGTATATAAGCTGTTTTTTTTAAAACATGTGGCATTTTTTCTTTTCTTAACACCCCGCCAATTTTTCTTGCTAAAAAACGAGCGTATGAACCATGTTTTTTATCTACACCTTTTTTACCATTGGAAGACGTTCTATTTCTTAATCGCCCCATATTGTAAGATACTTTTGTCAATTCGTTTAAATTAATATTTGCTACATCTTTTGGCTTTCTTCCTCGTCTTTCAACAGAAGTAATTAAATCACCTGGACCACCAGTTTGTAATAATTTTTTAGGATTGGCACTTTGCCCTACATGTCTACTTGTAATCATCCCTTTTTTTATGTTTAAATATTGAGAACTAGGTAACATAACAGATTTATTAATTTTTTTTTTATTTTCATTGTAAACAGAAATAAATTGGCATTCTATGGGACAGCGTTGACAATTACCAACACAGTCATAGCAATCGGTCATATTTTCACAAGGCATATATATTAGTATTATATTATATAAAAAATTGATAAAAAATATATAAAGGATATTTGTTTTATTTAACAAAATGAACGTGTGCCCATGTTGTAATAAAACATTCCAAAATGCTTCTGTATTTTATAGACACCGAAGTATTTGCGAATTGCTTAAATTAAGTAAAACACAACAAGAAATACGATTCGAAGAAAATAGTGATCTGCCACCCGCCTCCGAATTATGGTGTGTAGTAAAAACATTAGCGCACCGCCAAGAAAAGATATTATCTGAATTAGATAAAATACAGGGTTGGGTCCATAGACAAAAAAGGAAAATAAGCATTATCGATTGGTTAAATGAAAATAGTGTTCCCTCGATATCATACGCGGATTGGGTGGAAGAGTTTGAAATAGAAGCAAATGATATTCAAATTATATTTAATCACGGATTTATTTTGGGCATTTTGGAAATCTTAAAGCGTAATTTATCATTGAACAATGAACATGAGTTACCGATAAGAGCATTTGAACAAAAACCAAATATTTTATTTGTTTATAAAGAAAAGAAGTGGCGTGTTTATGAGTTAGCCGAATTTAAAAATTTGGTTTCCGTTATCCATCAAAAAATAACACATCATTTTAAAGCTTGGTCGGAGAAAAATAAGAAATTGGCTTATAATTTAAACAATGAAACCTATCAAAAAAATGTAATCAAAATAATGGGTGGAAATATGCCGTATGAAGAGTCTGTAAGAAAAGTAAATTCTAAATTATATAAATATTTAAAATTTAATTTGAAAAATATCATTCAGTATGAGTTTAGCAAATAAGAAGCTTTTTAGAAAAGCTTTACCAAAACAAGCTTTTTAGAAAAGCTTTACCAAAACAAGCTTTTTAGAAAAGCTTTACCAAAACAAGCTTTTTATAAAAGCTTTACCAAAACAAGCTTTTTAGAAAAGCTTTACCAAAACAAGCTTTTTAGAAAAGCTTTACCAAAACAAGCTTTTTAGAAAAGCTTTACCAAAACAAGCTTTTTAGAAAAGCTTTACCAAAACAAGCTTTTTAGAAAAGCTTTGCCAAAACAAGCTTTACCAAAATAAAAGGTTTTTAGAAAAAGCTTTACCAAAATAAAAGATTTTTATAAAGCAATTAAATATTTTTTTTATTATTAATGTATGCGTTGGATATATATATTAAATTGTTATAATGATAATGAAATATTGAAACATCCTATTGATCGTAATAATATATATTATATAGGACAGACAAAAAGATTGTATAGTAGATTTTGGGAACACAGCGGTGGACGTGGAGGTGTTAATACTTTAACATTCAAACCACAAGAATTAATAGCAATATATAAGGTATCGGAAATTTCTAAATTTATCAATTATAACGAAAAAGTTGTCAATATAAACAATGATAAAAATTTAGAATGGACTTATTATACTGGTTATAATAATCCATATTATATTTTAAATTATTGGGATGGTATACAAGTCGAACATGACGATCATTTTTTATGTGAAAATAATATAGCTGAGTGTTTAATGATTCATGATAAAAATAATTGGGAAAATGTCAGAGGTGGCAAATATGTTAGGTTTGATTGTGTTTATAAATTTCCAAATAATGATTTTATTAGAGAATTACCATTATGTAATTGTGGATTACCTTGTGATATTAAAAAACATAAAAATAAAAATAGTTTATATTTTCGCTGCGCAAAAAATAATATGTGGGATGAGTTAAAAGAAAATTTTGAATATTTAGATTGTGGTGAAGACCCATGTAAATTTTATAAAGAATATTTTACCGATATTAAATTAAGAATAGATCGGAAAAAAGAAATTGAAAATAGAAAAAAACTAAATGTATTTTCAGAGGGCAAATGCTTAATTGGAGATGATTATTAATTTCTAATTTTATTTTTTTTTGTTTTTTTTGGTTTTATTTTTTGTATTTTTTTTGTTTCTTTTGGTTTTTTTGTATTTTTTTGATTTGGTTTTTGATTTGGTTTTTGATTTGTTTTTTGTGTTTTTTGTTTTGTTTTGAACCGCATATAATAGAAAATCATCAATGTTTTCGACATCTAATATAAAAGTGTATATGTTATCGTATCCAAAATCTTTGGCTTTTAATTTTAATTTGGGTCCGCGCAAGAGGCCATCAAAAAAAATGGGACCTCTAAAATATACCGAACCTCTGTCAAAATATAATCTTTGGTTTTTTTTTAAATTTTTATAATTGTTTGTTGTTAATTTAAAGGCGCTTGGTCCCCATTTTATTTTTGTGGGATAATTGTGGTCGCTTTTTCTTGGCGCGCGTTTATACGCCAATTTCCCATTTGTATATGTATTAAAAACATTTGGAAATTCTTTTGTTTGCGAAGAAATATGTTTTGTTGTAAAATTATTAAATATTATATCATCTTTTCCACCTAATCTAGGAGTATTGTCTTTTTCAAAAGACAATGAACTAGGTGCTTTATTTTCTGCCTGTAATTTATTGTATTTTATTTTCATAGATATATAACAATCAGATAATTTTTTATTTGATGTATTTTTTAAGAAAATCATCAGTTGTCATAATCTCAATGTTTAGTTTTTGTGCCTTTTCTATTTTCCCAGTGACATTATCAATGCTTTTTACAATGACCACAAATGTATTTTTACTGATTGTTGTGGAAATTTTACCGCCTTTACTTTCAATATTTTTCACTAAATCTTTATCTCTAAAGCCAGTTATCACAATTTTTTTACCATATAATACATGACTGGTGTCTTTTACAATTTCTTTTGTCGTATTTAACTTATATGTTAGTTTGGTTGTTTTTATAAATTCTAAAAATAAATCTATGAAATTTACAAATAATTCGGCTGTTTTAATTTTAAATCCGTGAATTGAAGCAACTTTTTCTATTTTTTTTTCTGGACTTTCATTGCTTTTTAAAATATTCGGATATTTTTCGAGAATTTCGGTCATTCTACGCGAACCCATGCCGCGACCGAAAATATTAGTCGCCGCCATTAATGTTGGCAATGAAACGCTCTTAATCTTTTCTTGAATGCTGTTGTAAACCTTCGTTGCCATCTTTTCTTTGAAGCCTTCTACAGACATAAAGTCGTTTTTAGACATTTTAAGGACGTCTGGTATTGTTTTAAAACCAGCATCCATAATTCTTTTAATATTGCCTCTCCCAAGACCGACAACATCTAATTTTTTAAAGAAATTTTCAATATTTTTCAAAATAACTGTTTCGTTTTTATCAAAATCTTTCATAATCGCGTCCACTCGCGCATCATTCCATTGCCATGAAAAGTCATCAGGCATTTTTGGTTCAGACGATGGTTTAATAACTTTTAAAATTTTAGGAATGACATCACCACTTCTTACCATTTGTACCAACGCACCAATTCCTATTTTATTTTCTTCAATAAATCTAGCATTATACGCGGTAGCATACTCAATATCAACACCTTTTAAACGAATCGGTTCTATTTGAATAACCGGTTTTAAAAGACCATCTTTACTGGGCGACCATATAACATCTAGGACTTTTGCTTCAGCCACTTGGTCGGACAAGACCATTTTAAAAGCAAACGCGTGTTGTGGATTTTTTGCTTCTCGTGGGTAAATTTTATCATTTGTCACTACGATCCCGTCATATTCATATTCTCCATTTTCACGCCAATCTACTAGTATTTTACTTAAGCTTTCATTTGTGATTTTCTTTGTTTTTTTATTTAATACTGTAATAACTTTGTTTTTTTTCAACCAATCCATTTGATCGCTAGATTTCAATACCGGTTCTATCACCTCATATGCCACAAAATCAATATCGGTCCATTTTTTTGGTTCTCTTTTTTTAGCATTTACAATACCAGCAACAAAATTACGAGGATTTTTATATTTTCCGGGTCCTTCACCTTCATATTTTTCTGCGAAAAGCTGACGTTTAATAATAAGCTCTCCGCGAATAGCACAAACGTCGTTATTTTCACAACTAGGTAAATCTAAATAAGGTATTAAATAACTAATATCCATACCTTTGGTTGCCTCGCCACGCGTATATAATTTTTTATCTCCCTTATTGTCTACAAATAAAGCGGATATTCCGTCCAATTTTCCGGAAATAACAAAAGGACCCTTGTATTTTTTCATCCAGTTACTAAGAGCCGTGGTGTCTGGTTTAATTTTATTTTGAGACCACATTTGATACGGTAAGGTAACCTTATCTTTCACGATTGGCGCACCGACCAATTGAATGGTTGTGTTATCAGGATAGGTTCTTTCAATATATTCTTTTAAAATATCATAGGTATTGTCATCGATTACTGGTTTTTCATTATAGTATGCGTCATTTGAATAAATAATCATACTAGATAATGTTTCTTCGTCAAATTTCTTTAATACAGCGATACCTTTTTTTTTAAAATCAATGACATTTTGTTTTATTTGATTTTTATTAACTTTTTTTTTTAAAGTTAATTTTTTTTTTTTAATAGAAATTTTATTTAATTTTTTTTTTATTGTTTTCTTTTCGGATTTCTTTTCAGATTTCTTTTCAGATTTCTTTTCGGATTTCTTATCTGTCGCCTCTTTATTCTTTTTATCTTTTACGGTTTCATCATTTTTAGGTGGTTTTAAATCTTCTTGTTCTTCAATGAAAATAACACCTTGTCCTGTTTTTCTTTCAGTGGGTTTTTTGTAAATCATTCCCAAAAAGTCGAATACGTCATGCTCACTCGCAAACTTATTGTTGATTTTATCGCCTTTTTGTTTTTTCTTTTTACCTTTAACATCGACTAATTTATAAAGACCGTGTTCGTTCATCGTATATCCCATGTCTACGGCGCGTTGTCTCATAACAACATTAAAAGCTTTACTGCCTGTAAAATAAAGGGTAGCAAACGGGTATTCTTCCGGGCTGGAATACATAAAATCCAATCTTCTCGCGGGATTATTTCCCATCTTTCCAATGGCCATGCTTTTTTTAGCACCTTTTGATAGTATTTCTACAAGTATATTTTCTTTTTCTAGTTTATCAATAAAATCCTTGAAAATTTTCGGATCATTATCACTATTTGTGATAATAATATCAATATCTCCCGATGTTTTAGCTCCTCTCAAATATGACCCAACAATCTGAAAAGTAGAATTTTTACTTGTTTTAAGTTCTTTGAATTGTTTCTGTAAAATTTTCTCATATTTGACAATTTCAGGTCTAGGTATTCGCTTTAAAACATCTTCGTAATATTTCAATCCTTTTTTCTGAACATTATTAAGCAAAGATTGATTCTCGCGAAGCTGTTCGATAGTATTAATACCATGTTCTTCGACAAGTTTTTTAGCATTTTTATAACCAACGCCATGAATTTTTGTAAGTGTAAAGATTGGATTACTTTTAGCTTTTTCTAAAACTGTTAATGTTCCCGTGTCTAAAAATTCTTGAAATTTCTTTAGTATTGTAACACCTATTGCTTTTTTTCCTTTTAATTGATCGATATCCGTAATATCTTCATTTAGTAACATTATTGTTTCAGCAGCTTTTTCATAAGCACGGGCACGAAAATTTTCTTTTTTCATCATCATTAATTGTTGTAATTGTTCCAAAAGTTGAATGAAATCTTCATTTAGTCTTTTGGATTTTTTTGTGATTTTTAATTTTTTGTTTGTTTTTAACGTCATCTTTTTGTTGAGTGTTTTTGATTTAGTATTTAAGTTATTTTGTTCAATTTTTTTAGATTGTTTAATTTTAATTTTCAACTTTTTTTTTTTAATTTTAAGTGTTCTTTTTTTTGTACAATAACCATATGTTTTTAATGTTCTGCGTTTTGTATTTTTTTCACTTAATGAAGTAGCGCAAATATCTCCTTTTTCGGTTGGAAAACATTTATCATGCCTTTTCCATTTATATGAAAATGGGAAAAGACATTTTCCTTCTTTAACCTTTTTATTTTTTTCTATTTTCCCTTTATTATTTTTTGCGATACCAAACATATATAATAAATAAATATAATTTTATATTTATTTATTTATTATCAAAATAATTTTTAATAAATGTTTTACTTACAATCTCATCTAAATGTTTTTTTTTAGCAGACTCTTTTTTTATAATTTTGGATGGTAAAATAAGTTTCTCTCTTAAAAATGGTATAATAAGATCTTCAAATGTTTTATTCATTTTATAATAATAAAATATAAAATTAATATAAAGATGACAGTATTTATGAAAATCAGTGAATCTCGTAAAACCATCAAAAACGGCAACGAAACAAGCCAGTCTATTACAGCGGATTATGATGGCAACAAAGCAAATATATCGGTTACTAAAAATGGAGAAACACAATATGCTACATTAACGAAAAATGATATGAATCAAATATTAGGATTAAAATCAAATGAAAAAAATCTATTAAAAACATTAAAAGAAGACTTTAAAGTTAAAAGTGATACTGGAAGCGGACCCTTAAAAGCACATAAAAAACACCATCATTGGCGTCATACTAAAAAAAATAAAAAACATCGCGTAAAACATCATAATAAACGTCATACCAAAAAAACACATGCCAAAAAGCACAAACCTAAAATTCACCGTTCTAAAAAGCACCATACTAAAAAGCACCATACTAAAAAGCACCATACTAAAAAGCATCGTGTTAAACAGCATCATAAAAGACACACACATAAGAAACACCACGTAAAACCACCATCAAGAAAAAAAACACCGGTTTCAACTTTAGAAAAGTTACTTTTGAATCTCTTCTAAAATATCTTTGAATTTTCCTTTTTTTTCATTTTTTTTGTTTTCAATGTATTTTTTTACCATTTCATGTTCCATAAAAGTAATATATTTTCTAGAAGCATAAATTAATTTAAATAAACAATCATCATACCCAACCATTTCGATTTGAAAATTTGATTCGTCTTTTATAAATTTAATAAAATAAATAAGGTTTGTTTCTTCTTCAAACCATAATGTCATAACATAATGGTTTCTAGTAATAGTTCTATTAATACCTCCAAATTCATGATTTCCATAACATCTAAAACAATTCAGAGAATATGCCTTTGTTTGGACTTTTTTTTTTTGTTTTGTGAAATCACCATTTTTTCGAATATCCAACGAAATATCTGTAGTAAATGTCATTGTTATAATAGGGGTATATTTTATTTACAAAGTTGTAGGTTGAAACCCATCAAAACGTCATTAATTAAAATATTATTAAATAATTATATAAATATATAGTATTTAGTAAATATAAATGACAACCAACTTAAGATTAACATCATTAAGTGTAAAACATTTAAATGTGACTGATAACATTAGGATTAATGGACAATTTTTTGCTGGAAATAATGATGTTGTGGGTGTTTCATCGCTCGTGGTAAACAGGGATAATAACGGCAATCCAACGGAGGGTGCGTTTGCTAGCGGAATAGCTTTCTTTAATGAAAGCTCTTATCAAGGGGGGAATAAAACATTGTTAAGTATTTTTGGAGATATAGGTGTGTCCGGTGGCTTTTCGATCAGTGGATCCTACAAACCAACAACAAGTAAATCAAAAGGTCAAAGGGGGACAATAACGTTTGATGATAATCATATATATGTTTGTATCAAAGACGGCGAAGAGGGAGATGCTGAATGGAAAAGAACAGCTTTATCGACTTGGTAAAAAATTGATTAAATTTATTAATATAATTTATTTACATTAATAAAAACAATGGAACCTCCTACGTATCTCGCGAAGAAATTTCCGCACGAAAGAGATTCACATATACATTTTGATGAAGGTCCTCATATATATACAATCGACGGCGATTCTGATTTTATGTCGGTAACAACTTGGAATCATTCCCATTTTCCTCATTTTGATGCCGATAAAATTATTACAAATATGATGAATTCTAAAAAATGGTCTCAAAGCAAATATTTCGGGCAAACCAGAGAAGAAATCAAAGCGGGATGGACGAAAAACGGCGAGGAAGCTTCAAAAGCAGGAACCAAAATGCACTATGATATTGAGTGTTTTTACAATGATATGGATATCGAAGTAGAAGAGGACTGTGTAGAATGGCAATATTTTGAACAGTTTGAAGAAGAAGTTGGAAAACATTTAGAACCTTATCGCACAGAAATGATGGTTTGGGACAAAGAATTAAAACTGGCTGGTTCTATAGATATGATATTTAGGAATCCAGACGGCACATTGCTTATATATGATTGGAAGAGATGTAAAAATATTAAAAAAGACAATAGGTGGCAACAGGCAACAACAGATTGTATTTCGCATTTACCCGACACAAATTATTGGCATTATTCGCTACAATTAAATACTTATAAATATATGCTTGAAAAAAATTATGGCGAAAAGATAACTGGGATGTTTTTAGTATGTTTACATCCAAATAATAGTAATAAATCGTATATTAAAATAAAAGTTCCGGATTTAAGTGAAGAAATTAAAGATTTAATGGCGCTTAGAAAAAGCATGATAACAAAGTAACTTAAAAATATAGTATTACTATAGAATAAAATGGATGAAATTTTTTGTTCTGATATTAACGATGTTTACTCTGAACAACCGACGAATTTAAATAACGGACAGGTTTTTTTTATTATGTTAAGTTTCATACCAGTATTAATATGTCTACCAACCTGGTTTGTAGCCTTTTTTATTCACAAACCTATGGTTGAAAAATTTAATAAGGAAATGGAAGATTTTGAGGAAGAAGAAGAAGAAGAAGAAAAAGAAATTTACACAGAAAAATATAAATTAGACGATGTAACAAATGATAATACTGAAACAATAAATTGCGATAATAACAGTGTTCTAGAAACTACACCCGAAGGAGTGGTTTTAATGAAATATAGCAAAACAAACGACGGATTTAATTATTGGGCAGACAATCAAATATGTTACAAAAATTTGGAAGTTGTCGCAAGAAAGTTTGTCACTGTTTTCCAATGTAAAGATTTATACATTGACCAAAAAAAACATATGGAGGAGAAACTCGGCAAACTAAAGAAAGAGATTGAGGAAAATAAGCGCAAGATTGAATTAAAAGAAAATGCTAGCACGGAGAGCGATGAAAATAACGACAGTGACAGCGACGATGATGTTTTCGCCAAATTAAAATCAAATAAAAATACAAAAAATAATCTTAAAGTCAAACTAACCAAGGACGATTACACTCCTGAAATTGGAACAAAATTTATCAGAAAAGGTAAAATGGCGGATTCGTTACTTGAAAAAAAAGAAAAAAAACCAGAAAAGCCTGTTAAAAATGTAAATTTCTCAGACTGGAAATCGCTTTTTGGATTTGGAAAAAGCAAAGATGAGTTAAATAATAAAGAAAAAGGTGAAGAAACCGATGTAAACAAAGATGAGTTAGATAATAAACAGGTTGATGATATTAATGTAGGCAATCCTAAAGATGATACAAAGGACATGTCAAATAGCATGAAAAATGAAGATATCAAAGACGACGAGGAAGAAAAAGAAAATGCTGATAAGTATGAGGATTATTATATTTATAATGGCAAATCTTATACTGATTAAATATAAAATATATAATTAAATTTGTATATATTTTATGTGTTATTTCTTTTTAATGGGTTTTAATGGGTTTTAATGGTAATTCGTCGTCGTGACGCGCGGTTCTTTTTTTTTTGTGTTGTTTTCTTTGTTTTTTTTTTGTTATATTTGCGTTTTTGATGTTTTTTATGTTTTTTATGTTTCCCGCCTTTTTTTGGTTTGTTCATATAATTTTTAGTAATACCGACAGCATATTCGACGTCCTGAATATTTTCACTAGGGACATGTGTTTCAAGCCACGCCAGATCTTTTTGAAGTTGGGCATTTCTTTTATTTGCCTCTTCTTGGAGATTAAATATGTCAAAGGGTGCAAATCCTACAACACCCCAAGCAGACAAAACATCGCTAAAAGATGGCTCGATGGGGATTGGTTTTGTTGGAGGAGGTATTAATTTTTTCATACTGGATAAATTACCACCTTTTTTCTGTCGCCTTTTTCGAGTATGTTTTTTACCACCTTTCTGTAATTTATTTTCAATGTTTGTGGCGTTTGCCATGACATCGGTTAAATTTGCTAGATGTTCAATAATTTCGCCAAAATTATTGATGATTTTTTCAATCGCAGGTGTTTTTTTAGTAAAAACACCTAAACCAGCGCTTCCCATTTCACTTACCGAAGCCGCCGAATCGTTGACTTTACTCATTAAAAATCCGAATTGAGTTATTAATTTTCCACCCGTATCTACTAAATTATAAACGGCAGCACATGGGGGACATGCAGTAAAAGCAATCTCTTGTAAAGTCCCCCATGAAGCAATAATAGCCGCGTTAAGAAGAGGAACCGTGGTTTTTAATGCTTTTATTAAAGCCTCGCTTGCTGGTGGGGCCATTTCCACTATTGTTTCGGTAATAATCATCATAGCTTCTTTTAAAGATTCGCCGAATAAACAAAAAAGTTTTTTAGTTTCTTCTTGTAATTCTGGATCATTTTTTAATCGGTCTAAAACTATGAGCATTATATCTGTCGCCGTCTTAAGTTTTGCTGATATAAGCTGTGCTGCTTCGTCGTCGTTCATATTACTTATTTTTTCGATCATTTGTCCGGCATTTGTCCATGCTTCGCTGGTTTTTTCAATACTTTTTTGTAATGTTTTTATGTGAGGGCCGGCTTTTTTTAATAGTTCTTGCGTTGCTTTATTGGCTTTATCCGCATTTCCTTGATGTTTTTTTATTTGAGACATTATTGTTATATATTACTTAGCTTTTTTTTTCAACCAATCCTGAAAGCCGATGCTCTTTTCTAAATTAAAAGAAGAACCCAAATATTCGATAGCAATATCATAAGCTATTTTTTCTTTTTCATCAAACTGAGAAATGTATTCGGCGAGCAATTCTGGTATCGTAGGCATTTTGTATAGATAAATTTAATATATTCTTTTTATATTCAATTTATTTTGAATTTATTTTGAA